CAAAAAAATTTGCTAGTTGTTGATGAATTTACAAGCGTTGTCGATAGAACGGTTGCGCAAATCGGAAGCGCGGCTATTGCTAAAACAATCAGACGTAGAAATCAAAAGTTTATCGCCGTATCATGTCATTATGATATTTTGGACTGGCTTCAACCCGATTGGGTGTACCAACCAGCAACGGGAGAATTTTTCTCCGGGAGGTGGCTTCATCCAAGACCACAAATTAAACTCAAAATACAGCGCGTTCATTCGGATGCGTGGCAACTATTCAGGAAGCATCACTATTTAGATACAAACTTGAATAAATCAGCCGCTTGTTTTGTCGCTTTTTGGAATGATATCCCCGTTGCATTTACTGCCGTTTTACATTTCCCGCACGCGACGGCAAAGAACATAAAGCGCGGGCATAGAACAGTCTGCTTACCGGATTATCAAGGCGTTGGCATTGGAAACGCAATAAGCGCGTATATCGGCGCGATGTGCAAGGCGCTTGGCTTTCGGTTTATATCGGAGACTTCACACCCGGCTATGATACGCAATCGCGCAAAATCGAAAAACTGGAACATGAAGCAAGCGCCGACGCTTGATAAGGCCTCGGTAGGGACCAACTCGATCTTGTCGAGTTGGTCAGGGCAAACACGTAAAAGATACGTTGCATCTTTTGAATATGTCGGCCCTGCGCTTGAAAAATCGGAAGCTGAAAAGATTTGGAATTGGTGACCAATGGCACGCCCGACTAAACTGACCGAAGAAACGTCTGCCGCAATCGTCAAGGCCCTGGCGATTGGTGCAACGCGCAAGGACGCGGCTGGCGCGGCTGGCGTGGATTACCGCACGTTTTTGAACTGGATGGAAGCGGGCGAGAAAGCAAAAAAAGGCGCGTTCTTTCAGTTTTTTCAGGCTTGTTCCCAGGCCGAACACAAGGCGCGGCTGAACTACCTGTCCGTTATTGCCAAAGCCGCCAACGATGGCGACTGGCGGGCGGCGCTGGAATATCTCAAACGCCGTGACCGCGCCAACTGGGGCGATAGCGCGGCGGTGGAGCATAGCGGCGGCGTGCGCGTGGTAATTGTGGATGAGACCGAGAAGGAAGGGGAAGACGAGTAGCCAATGCCTGAATACACCATCGCCCTACCACGTCCCACCGAAGCGCAAAGCGCCATTGAGCGCGACAAGTCGCGCTTTCAGGTGGTGGACTGCGGGCGGCGGTTTGGCAAATCGTTCTACGCGGCGCGGGCGGCCAGCAAGATGGCGGTGCATGGTCAGCCGGTGGGCTGGTTCACCCCGCGATACCGACATGCTAAAGAAAGCTTTGAGTTTGTGCGCACCTTGCTATCGCCCATCATCGAGGCGTACAGCCGGAGCGAGATGACCATCTCGCTCATCACCGGCGGCAAGGTGGAATTTTGGACACTGACAGACAAGGACGCTGGGCGTTCGAGGAAGTACGCCCTAGCCATTGTTGACGAGGCCGCGCACGCGCCTAACCTTGAATATGCATGGGAGAAGGCTATCCGCGCCACGCTCACCGACCTGCGCGGGCGGGCTTTGTTTTTGTCCACACCCAACGGGCTAAACTACTTCTATACCTTGTACCAGCGTCACCTAGACCATGACGACTGGGCGGCGTTCAAGTTTCCCACCAGTGCCAACCCAAGAATACCTGCCAGCGAAATTGAAGAGGCGCGTCAACTTTTGCCGGATAGAGTGTTTAAGCAGGAATACCTGGCGGAGTTTGTAACGGACGGCAACTATTTTGCCGGCGTTGATGAATGCGCTACAATCCTAACACCCGATAGCCCAACCGGTCACGCGGGGCATTTTGTTAGCATTGGCGTAGATTGGGCGTTGACCAATGACTTTACGGTTTTCACTGCCGTTTGCCGTGAATGCGGGCGGGTGGTGGATTGGGAGCGCATCAACAAGGTGGATTTTATGCGCCAACGCGAACGGCTGAAAGTAATGGCCGACCATTGGCAAGCAAGGATTATCGTGCCGGAATCGAACAGCATCGGTGAACCGAATATTGAAATGCTAATCCATGCTGGCCTGCCGGTGTGGTTTGATAACAAGAGCAAACGGGCAGGATTTTGGACTAGCGCGGCAAGCAAGGCCATGATTATGCAAGGGTTGGCGTTGGCGTTGGAGAAGCGGCAGTTGACCGTGCCGGTGGATTATCGGGATGAACTTCTAGCCTACGAGGTACAGATGGGCAGTATCCAGCCGAAATTTAGCGCACCCGATGGGCGGCACGATGACCGGGTGGTTTCGTTGGCGTTGGCGTGGTTTGGCGCGGCACAACCGCCAGCCATATTTATATAAGGGGTGACAATGGCAGAATTGAAGCGCGTTGAACTCAAAAGCCTGACGCTGAAAAGCTCGCTTGAAGCTTGGATACTAGACGAAAAGCAAGCAAGCAAAATATCCAAGCAGGACGCTTTTTTATTGCCTGAGATTGGCCGGGCGGTTGATATTATAGCGGGCGCGGTGGTGGCGTATCCTTACGGCATCTATAGGGGCGAGGCCGAGGTCACCGAGCAAAATGAACTGGGCGGTTGGGAAAGCCTGCTGTGGAGTATCACTACTGATTGGTTAGTGTTTGGCGCGTGGTACGTTTTGCTTGAGCGCAACCAGTTTGGCGTGCTGAAGCCGCGCCGGTTACTGCCTACTAGCATTGAGCCAAAATACAATCAGGCCACCGGACAGGTGACGGCCTTTGAGCGCACCACGCAAGCCGGGCGGGTTATCCTGCCCGCTGACCAAGTGGTTTATGACCAAGCGCCTAACCCATTTGCTGAACTAGGGCCAGGGTCGAGCGCACTCGACCGCGCCATGAATGCGGCGGGGATTGGTGACGCTCAAGCCAAGATGCTCAAATCGTACTACGAGCGCGGCGCACCGATGACGCTGTTTAGTTACAGCGGCGTGATTGACCAAAGCGAGGGCAAAGCCCTTACTGACTGGTGGAATAACATTATCCGGCGTGGTCAGCAGGCTTACAAGGCCGTGCTAATGCGGGGTGACGTGAAGCCGCAAGTGTTCGGTAGCAATGCCCGCGATGCATTCACCCCTGAAATTATTGCGTGGGTGCGGCAGGAAATTTGCATTGCGTTCGGTATCCCCGTTAGCGTGATGGAGAGTAGCGCGGCCAACTTTGCCACCGCCGAAAGCGATAGGGCGGTACTGCAAGAGAACACGGTGCGCCCGTTGATTAATCGGGTGTTCGCCGCATGGAATGGGCAGTATTACAGCAAGCAAGGGCTGGAACTGTGGGCAGAACATGATGCCACCAACGCGGCCAGCGTGGCGTTCTTGAACAAGGCGAAGGCGTTGAGCGAGTTGGTGGGCAAGCCGGTGCTAACCATCGATGAAGCGCGGCAAATGCTTGCCCTAGACCCCATGCCCGAACAGGAACAACAGGCCATGCAACCGCCGGTGGAACAGCCACAGCCGCCACAGCCAGAGCCGCAAAGGGAGGACGCGCCTAAGCCTGAACAGGATGACAGGCCCGCCGAGCCTGAGCGCAAATCGTTTGCTGAACTGCGCAAAAAGGCGTTGGCGGCGTTTGACGCTGGTGCGCCGGTGCGCGTTGGCCTACCCTTTGATGATGACCTAGCGGCCTGTAAAAGCAAGGGAGAAATTCGGACGTTATTTGAGCGCAATTGGCCGGTGGAACAGCCGACTATGAGCGAGGCGGTAGAAGCGTTGAAACTAGCGGCACAGGTGGTGCAAGGTGTTGGCAAAAGCAATCAAGCAACTAGCGGCTAGCGTGCTAGGCTTTGCGCTAAGGGTGGACGATGCGCCTAGCGTCAAAGCCGAGATTGACCTAGCCGTTGACTGCTACACCGATGGGATTGAGGTCAAGCGCGGGGCGGTATCCGATTATCGAATGTGGTTTGACTTCTGGCTGGGGCGGGTGCGCAGTGGTGGTATCACCCCTGACGACTTCAACGGCAAGCACCGGCAGGTTATCCAGTTTTTGGCCGAGCAAGCGTACACCGATGGCATGTTGCGCGGCGGCGTGGATGCGCCCTTAGATGCCGATGATGTGATGACCGTCAACATTTGGGTATCCGGTCAACTCAGACATACTTGGGGGCTGGCCGAGGCATTGGGGGAAGCACTGCAAACAGGTGATTGGAATGCGGTCAATGTGCGCCGCCAAATGTGGCTAGACGCAATGGCCGAGTTGGAAGGGCGCGGTTTTGCGAGTGCGCAGGGTAACATGATGGTTACATGGCGGCTAGGGCAAACCGAGGAACACTGCGCCACCTGCAACCGCCTGAACGGTCAACGCCATCGGCTGAAGTGGTTTGTGAGCCGTGGTTACATTCCCCAGCAGAACGCCAGCGAGACGCTAGAATGTGGCGGTTGGCGTTGTCAATGCGGGCTATATGATGACAAGGGTAACAGGGTACTGCCAGCATGACAGAAATAACTATCACCGTCAAGAACGGCAAGATATATGAAGGGCTGTACAAAGTGGCCGAGCGTTTGCCGGGGTTGACAAAGGCTAGCCTGGGGCGAACATGGAAGAAGGTCAAGAAGGTTGCCAGCGGCGGCTACAGTGGCGGCACGAGTTATGCTGTTCCACCGCCACCCAATAGCACTTACAGGCGCACGGGTACGTATGGCCGTTCATTTGTGGCAAGCCTTGATGGTACACTGCGCACCGGTCTACGGGCCAAGCTGGTGAGCAACGCAACTCGCCGAGGCCGGGGTTATACGCGCTATGTCGGCGGCATGGCTGATGGCACAGGGCAAGCGGGGATACACGCCAAGCGATGGCCGCTGATACGCGAAGCGGTGCAGGACGGCATCAAGGAAATTAACCGAGACATCAACAGCGCAATTAAATCCTTTCTCATGGCAGAGGGCATGGGATTATAATATAGGCTAGGGAGTTCACTATGCAAGAACAGGGCGAAACGCTGATTTGGTTTGGGGACGCTGTGAAGACGGGTGAGGGCGGGAAGGTGGAGGGCTACTTGGTGCGCTTCAGCAATCCGAAAAAGCCTGACATTACCGGGGACTACTTCACCAAAGATACCGATTTTGGCTTTGACCGTGAGACTACGGCGGGCGTGTACTTTCATCACGGCCAGCCGGTTGGCACGGCCAAAGGCCCAATTGCCTATCGTGAGCGCATTGGCACGGCCACGCTAACCCGTGACGAATTCGGCATCTACGCTAGTGCATTGTTGACAAGACGCAATGAGTACGAAGCGTTGTACTCTGAGCTAGTGAGCGAGGGTAAGGCAGGCTGGAGTAGTGGCGCGGCGGCGCACCTTGTTGACCGCGAGACGGTTGGCGGTGCAAACCATGTGAAACGATGGGTGATAGCTGAAGCCTCCATCACCCACGTTCCAGCCGAGCCGCGCAACGCGGCTGTGAGTATCAAATCGCTGTTAACGCCCAATGACAGGCCGGAAGGCGTGCCGGATGGCACACAGGGCGATGGAAATTCTACTAAGGGTAAAGCAATGGATGAGCAAGACTTTATCGGCGAAATTACCGATGACGAGTTTGTGGAGCTTGCTATTGACCTCGGCGCGGATGAAGAAGACCTCGCCGAGATTGGCGTTGAACTGGTGGATGACGAAGCCGCTAAACATGCGCCGACCTCGCACAACCAAATGCGGCACGGCTGGCGATATGGAAGCAACGGTTCAAGCAAAATCAAAGGCAAGAGGGAACGTAACGAATATCTCTCGCGCTTGAAGGGCAAACGCAAACGCAACGCTTCCACGCGCCGGGAGGCTACCCGCCTTTACAACGAGGCTACGGGTAAATCTACAAAGGACAAAGCAATGGACATCGAACAACGCGTTGCCGCGCTTGAAAACGCGGTGAAATCTGCCCCAGCTCAAAGCGGGGCTAACTATGCGCAGGTTGCCACCAAGTCGGCGGCTGACCTGGTGCAGGCCATTATCGCCGGGCATGAAGGGCGGCTGGCTGATTATGGTGTAAAGGCCACCAAAGACCTGAGCGGTCAAGCCGGTGGCACTGGTGGTTATCTTGTGCCTGAACGCACGCTGGCGCAGGTGTTTGAGATTACCAGCCTCGAAGGTGAGGTGGTGTTGCCACGCGCCACCCGCTACGCCTTCGGCCAATCGCGCACCCTGAACTTGCCGACCATGCGCCAAACCGCCGCCGTGTCGGGCAACTCTGCCCTGTACGCTGGTGTTTCGTTCTCCTATGTGAATGAAGGTGGCACGAAGCCGGAGACCGAGCCGGTGTTTGAGCAAATCCAATTCACCGCCCACAAGTTGGCCGGTATCACCTATGCCAGCGATGAAATCTTGGGTGAGGCCACCAACCTTGAAGGCATGTTGCGCCGCATGTATGCTGGTGCGTTGCAGTGGAAGCGCGACTTTGACTATCTGCAAGGTGACGGCGCGGGCAAACCGCTGGGCATTCTGAACTCGGCGGCTAAAATCACCGTGACCCGCACCACCGCCAGCAAAATCAAATATGCTGATATTGCGGCAATGTGGGCGCGGTTCAGCATGACTAACGCAAGCAACGCGGCCTGGGTGGTGTCTCAACCGGCCTCGGCTCAACTCATGTGGCTGGAAGATACCACGGGTGCGCCGGTGTATATGCCGAGTGCCGAGCGTTCGTTGCGCGGTGGGCAACTGCCCGCCCTGCTGGGCCTGCCGGTCATCATCAGCGAAAAACTGAAACCGCTTGGCACTGAAGGCGATATCATCTTGGCCGACTTCAGCATGTATGGGGTTGCCGACACTGGTGGGATTGAAATCGCGTCTAGCCGAGACTATAAGTTCATCAGCGATATGACCACCTTCCGGTTGGTGTATCGCCACGATGGGAAGCCACTGCTGAAAGCTCCAATCACCCTCAGCGCCAGCGGTGCAAACACCACCGTTTCGCCGTTCGTGACCCTGAGCTAACAAAGGGAAAACAACATGGGTACTATTAACATTACCGAAAAATGCGCCCTGGTTGCCACGATTGACCCGGCGAGCCTGAGCGCGGCTACGCACTCCACCGATGTGATTGATATGAAGAACTTTGGCCGCGTGGTGTTTGTTATCACTACCGGCGTGCTCGGGACTTCGGCCACTGTGGATTTTGAGGTCAACGGCGACACCGCTTCGGGTGGTTCGTTTACCACTGCTGTTACCGGCAAGGCCATCACGCAAATCGTGAAAGCCAGCGGCGACAACAAGCAAGTTCTGGTTGAAGTCACCGCCGACGAAGCGCAGGCGCAAGGCTTTAGCTATCTGCGCGGCGATGTGACCGTTGGTACGGCGGCTTCTATCGTGGGCGTTACCGCTTTGGCTTTTGAGCCTAACTACTTCCCCGCCAGCGATAACGACCTGGCTAGTGTGGCGGAAATCGTTGCGCCCTCGCTGTAAGGCGATATGGCCTACGCTTCTCTGTCTGAACTGCGTTCTTATCTGTTTGCCGGTGGCACGACTGCACCGGCAACAGATGACGCGCTTTTATCGGCCATGATTGCGCGCGCTCAGGCCAGCATTGACGCGGCCCTGGGCGGGCGCAGTTTTGAGGCCACTATCGCCACGAAGGTGTATGACCTTCCCGATGGCGAGTATTTAGACGTTGACGACTTGCTCACCGTGACCACCCTCACCAATGGCGACGGCGTGGTTATTCCTGCCGGGGCGTATGTTCTGTATCCGTTGAACATAAACCCTAAGCGCATGATATACCTAAAAGCAACTAGCGGCTACACCTGGTTGCCTGACGCGCTCGGCAATGACGCGGGCTGTATCAGCGTTGCTGGAACATGGGGTTACATGGCTACACCGCCGGATAACATCAAGCAGGCGTGTATCCGACTGTCAACGTGGATGTACCGCCAGAAAGATACATCGGCTGACCTTGACCGTCCATTAATGACGGGCGACGGCGGGATTGTCTTACCCTCGGCTATGCCCAGGGACGT